CACCACACCGTTTCGGTACGCACGCCGCCCCTCGTCATTGCCTGGAAATCCAAGCTGAACCAATTTGCCAGCGATTTGTTATACAGAGGATTTCGATAGCCCGACAACATGACATTGCAGCTCATCGCCCGGAGTATCCGGAGCAGCTCCCAGTGGTCGTCATCGGATAATTCGTGCTTATAGCGGCATTTCGACGTCCGGGTCGAATGCATATAAGGCGGGTCTAAATACACGAGGGTTTCCCGATTAAAAGCGCCTTTCAAATATCCGAAGGCGTCGGCTTTATGGATTTCGAATAGGGCGTCAGGCCATTGCCCGCGAAGCCGGACAATCGCGGGAAGCCCCGCGGTGATATCCTTGTCAATAGCGACGTTATGCTTCGCCGGAATTTTGAGCTGCATGATTGCGCCGGTGCCGAAAAATGGCTCGATATATGTCTCGTGCGGCGGCATCAAATTAATAATAGCCTGGTATGTTCCCGAGCCCGCCTTCGCGCCTAAATATCTCACAGGTACCCCATAGTCGAACGTATCTATTCCGCTGGCATAATAGCTGATTTATCTGGTGTATTGTAGCGCCCGGTGCTACGATTCCCAGCCGTGATTGATTTCTTCAGCGAGCATTGGATTCTATCTCTGCTAATATTGGCAGCGCTGGGGTCGTTAAGCTCGGCCCTTGTCGGTTGGTATTACCACGCCAAGCTGCGGAGCGCCATGAAGCGCTGGGAATATGAAGAACGGGAGCGGATCGATGAACAAAAAAAACTACATGAATGGAGGCCGTGATGGCTGTCATACCAAAGCTCCGCGTGCAGCGGATGGGAAAGAAGCACCGGATTGTATACGAGCAATCGAGGTGCCTGGCGAAATTCAACAGCGGCGAGCCAGTAGATGGCGGCGGTTATTTGGATCAATACCAGGACGGGAAAAAGGAAGTGGACGGCCAGCTGGAATGCATGAAGAAGCTGACCGAGGTAACGGCTGGGTATCAAATCGAGGACCCGGAAGCCGAGGCAATCGGCAATTAATCGCAGCGCTTGTAATCGTGCTGCTGATGGCTATCGTTATAATTCTCACGCCCGCCGATGCCAGAAAGGGCCACGGCGGCGACAAGGGCCACGGCGGCGACCATGATCGCGGCGGCGGTCATAGCGACGGCCACGACGACGGGGACAACGGGCATGACGATAACGGAGATGATAAAGGCGGCGATAACGGCAGCCCGCCAGGTCCCGGGCCTAATGGCGGACGTGGCTCTCGCGCTGATTCTGGCGGCGGTAATGGCTGCAATCCTAATTCTGGTGACAGTAAGCCAGAATGCCCCGTCCGAAAAGCCCGTCCTCCCATCGTCCGATTCAAAAGAATATCTCCTAACATAACGCAATACTACAGCGCCTGGGGCCGGGTAATCGGCACGTCGATCACCGAGCCCGCTGTTCCGGATGTTGCCGCTGTTGCGCCCAACACTCCGAACACGCCCGATATCGCCGCTGTTCCGGTAACATCGGCTAACCCGGCCAACACCGCCGATGTTGCCGCGGTTGCCGCTGTTCCCGCTGTTAAGCCAACACCGCCGCCGCCGGTAGTACGCGCGCTGGCTAAAGAGAGCGAGGCGGTAATCGATTTGCTCGTGGCCCAGGCGATTGCCCGTGGTGCGGAAAGCGCACCCGTCAAAATATCGGAGCCCGCGCTCATTGAATGCATACCTCCGCCGAATGACCCGCTTCCATAAATACGGAGCCGAGCCGGTAGAAATCGACGGACATCGATTCCCATCGAAGCGGGAGGGCAGGCGTTATGGCGAGCTTAAAATGCTCGTCCAGGCCGGGGAAATTACCGAGCTAGAGCTGCAACCGAAATACCCGCTGGGCCTGCCCGATAATCCAATACTGCTTAAATCCCGGGGATATCCGAACGGACGCCAGGCAGCCTATTTCGCCGATTTTAAATATACCGATACCAGGACGGGCTCGGAGGTAATCGAGGACGTTAAAGGGATGGACACGCCGCTATCCCGCCTGAAGCGAGCAATCGTGGAGGCGCAGTATTCGGTAGAAATCGTGCTGATATGACACCAATCGGTGCCGGAATGGACAATTATTGGACGGAATGCGTGACGTTTGCAGCTAATTCTGTTCGAATATAGCCCGACAACCCTACAATAAAACCCGCGTGATGCGAGGAGCCGTGATGGCTAGTCCCGAAGAAGAAGCCCCGGTCGCGGTAGAATACCGGGCTATTAAATCCCTGATACCCTACGCCAGGAACAGCCGCACCCATACCGACCAGCAAATCCAGCAAATAGCCGGCAGCATAAAAGAATTTGGATTTACAAACCCGGTCCTGATCCGCGAGGACGCCGATGGGCAGCTGATGATTGTCGCCGGCCACGCCCGATGCCTGGCGGCTACCGTCGTGGGGCTTACGGAGGTGCCGACGCTGGACCTAAATTACATGACCGAAACGGAAGCCCGCGCTTATGTAATCGCCGATAATCGCCTGGCCGAGCTGGCGGGCTGGGACCTAGAAATGCTCGCTATTGAATTTGACGCCCTGGAGCAGGCGTCGTTCGATTTGGATCTGACCGGATTTTCGGACCGGGACCGGAATAAAGTTATAAATGAGCTCGAGCGTATCAGCGAGCGCAATCGCCGGGACGACGAGGACGACCCGACTAAAATGCCCGTCGAATCTCATATAGTACCCGGGCAAGTAATCGAGCTGGGCCCACACAAAGTAATCTGCGGGGATGCCACCGACAAGGCGGTGCACTATGAGCTGCTCGGCAAGGAGGTGCCGCAGCTGATGGTTACCGACCCACCATACGGGGTGAACCTGGACGCGAATTGGCGTAATCGAATGCGGCCACACCCGGAGCGCGATATCATCGCCGGCGACGACCGCTCCGATTGGAAGGAGGTGTGGGACATTTTTAAAGGCAGCGTGGCCTATATTTGGCACGCCAGCTTGCAAAGCCATGTGGTGGCCGACAGCTTGATCCGGTCCGGTTTCGAAATCCGCAGCCAAATCATCTGGTCAAAAAATCGCTTCGCAATGAGCCGGGGGAATTATCACTGGCAGCACGAGCCCTGCTTTTATGCTGTACGCAAGGGCGGGTCGCCCGAATGGATGGGCTCCAGGAAGGAGTCGACTATTTGGAATATCGACATATTGCAGGTCCTGGAACACGCGCACCCGAATCAAAAGCCGGTCGAATGTATGCGACGGCCTATTCTAAATAATTCGTCCCCGGGGCAGCTGGTATTCGATCCCTTCGCCGGCACCGGCACGAGCCTTATCGCCGCCGAGCTGACCGGGCGCATTTCCCGCTGTATTGAATTGGACCCCAATTACTGCCAGCTGATAATCGACCGATATAATCAGCTATTCGCGGACAAGGAGCTGTGATATGGCGCGGAAAAAATCGATTACAAAAAGGCGCAGGGTGCTGTTCCTGGACAAGCTGCGCGGCACCGGCAGCGTTGTAAAATCCGCCATCGAGGGCCAGATAGGTCGCACGTCCTGGTATGAGCTGCGGAAGCGGGACGGGGATTTCGCAAGCCTGTGGGACGATGCCGAGGCCGAATTTATGGATAATGTCGAGGCCGAGGCGATCAAGCGCGGTGTATTTGGCGTCACGAAAGAGACGCCTTATCTGCACGTGGTATCCGGGCTCGATGGCGTGCCCGATGTAAAGGAGACGCGATTCCACGAGCAGAATGTAAGAAGCGACCGCCTGCTGGAATTATGCCTCACCCGCCGCCATCCGCTATACAAAACGAAAACCGCCCTGGAGGTAACCAGCCCCGACGGCTCCATGAGCCCGCCGGCAGCTGACATAAATACCGATAACCTGTCCGACAATGAATTGCGGCAGCTGGTATTACTACAACGGAAGCTACGTGGGCGCGACGGCGACAGCGGATGAATACGAGGACCTGCCTTATCTAGACGCCCGGCTGGCCGAGCGTATGGAAAGCAGCCTGTATTTATTTACCCAGGAGGCGTGGGAATACCTCGACCCGGTGCCCTTCATCGATGGCCGGCATATTCAGATAATGGACGAATACCTGGAGGCATTTATAGCCGGCGAAATCCCTCGGCTATTGCTCAACATTCCACCGGGGCACATGAAATCCCTGTCGGTATCGGTGCTGCTTAATGCATGGTGCTGGACCAAAGCCGAGCGCGTGGGTAAGCGCTTCATGGCTACCTCATACCGCGCTGATTTGGCGCTGCGCGACGCTGATAAAACCCGGGTATTGCTCCGCTCGGAATGGTACCAGCGCCGGTGGGGAAACATAGTCGGTGCCCTGCGCGAAACGAAGCTGCAAATGCGGTCCGACCAGGATCAAAAAACCCGCTTCGCAAACGATAAGGGCGGCTATCGATTTAGCTCGTCGGTGTCCGGGATCATGGGCGAGGGCGGTGATTTCGTAATCCTGGACGATCCGCATAACGTGGAGCAGGCCGAATCGGACGATAATCGGGACGCGATAGTCGACAGAATACGAATGGCGCTGCCTACCCGGGTGCGCTCAACGGATGGCGGGGCCTGCGTAATGATGCAGCGCCTGCACGAGCGCGATTACGCCGGCGCGATGATAGCGGACGAGGCCGAGCTCGTGCATCTATGCCTGCCCGCCCGGTACGAAAAAAAGCACCCTTATGTGTCGGTGCCGATCCAGCTGGCAAAATCCGGCCGGACGCTGCCCGGGGATTTCCGCGAAACGGAGGGCGAGCTGCTCTGGCCCCAGCTATTCAATGAGCCCCGGCTAACAGCGCTGGAGATAGAAATCGGCTCGTATGCCCGGGCCGGCCAGCTGCAGCAGCGACCGCACCCACGCGAAGGCGGGCTATTTAAGCGCGAATGGTTCCAAGATAAATTTGTCGATAAGGCCCCGAAGGGCGGGGTGAAAGTACGCGGCTGGGATTTGGCAGCCACCGCGGATACCGCTGCGAATGCATCGAGGGCTGCCTATACGGTGGGGTTGTTAATTACCTATTTTGAGCGCAGGATATACGTCGAGGACGTGATGCGTCTTCGCGGATCGCCCGGCAAGGTACGGACAACAATGAGAAACATAGGCGATCAGGACGGGAGATCGGTCGTGATCGATTTCCCACAGGACCCGGGACAAGCCGGAAAGGCGCAGGCCGAGGATATCGCTGCGGATTTTCCGAGACACCGGATTTTCTACTCGCCTGAATCGGGCGATAAGTCGATCCGGGCCGAGGCCCCAGCTGCTCAAGCCGAGGCCGGCAATGTCTACGTTGTACGAGGGGCCTGGAATGGACCGTTTCTGGACGAGCTTTGCGCTTTCCCGGGCGGGTCGTTTTCTGATCAGGTAGACGCCTTCTCTCGTGCATACCACCGGGCTGTACGGCAACCACGAAAGCCAACGTCAGGCGCAATATCAGGAGCCCACTAATGCCCGATTTATTAGTCCAAGCCACAGCACCGCTTCAACCTGGAATCACTACAGTCCCCTCCAAGCAGGGCGCAGGCGGCTCCGCTATCGCAACGCCGCACCCGGATTACACGGCCAGGCGACCCGATTGGGTAACTATGTTCGATACCAACGAGGGCCAGCGGCACATCAAATCGAGAAATACTGTATACCTTCCAGCGACCAGCGGGATGCGGGCGCTGTCATCTAGCCGCACGAAGCTGGACGAGGAGGGCCTGGATTTATACACCGCATATTTGACCCGGGCATTTTTCCCCGATCTAGTCAAGGAAACGGTCAGGGCTTTGGCCGGAATCCTGGACCGGGAGGCGGCGAATATCGAGCTGCCCGATGCCCTGGAAGATATGCGCGAAATTGCGACGCCAAAGGGCGAATCATTGAACGACCTATTAATTCAAATGCACATGGCACAGCTGCTATATGGCCGGATGGGATTATTGGCCGACGTGGACGCCGAGCGGGATTTGCCGCTGCTAATAGCATACCCGGCACCGCAGCTGCTAAATTGGGACGATCACACCAGCACCCGGGATATCAAGCAGCAGGACGATGGCAAGCGCAGCGATGCATTGCGGAAGCTGCTGCTGACCGTAATCGACGAGAGCCGATTCGAGCGCGACACCGGGGATCGTTTCACGTGGAACCTTGTGCCCCGATTCCGGGCATTGAGCCTGGGCTCCGGGGACGCGCCGATCTACACCACGCAGGTAGAAAGGGACGGCACAATGCAGGAGGCGATCACGCCGTCTATCCGCGGCACCACGCTCGATTTTATCCCGTTTGTTTT